TATAACCACAGGGCTTCTTTCTATTTCGATGTCCCTTGTAATCGGGTGCAATTTTTTTCCTAAAATTTACAGAGTCACTGAAAAATAGGATAGTGTCGCTAGCCCAAGGGAATTGGGCTTCAATTTTCTTTAGTTCTTTAGTTGTAAATTTGAGTGCTTCAGAGAACTTGCTGACGACCATGATTACATCATCGCCCCAATCTATCTCAGACTCAGATCCAGCGCAGGACTTATAAACGATATAGTCCGCGTCAATCAGTAGTTTCATTAATGTACATCGGCCCAGTTATCACCGATCTTTCCTTCAGCAGCAATAGGAACTCTGAGTCCGTAATATTCTCCTGCTCTGACTGCGCTCCATTCCAAATGAAATCGTAGATCTTCTGCATGTTCGGGTGAACATTCGTATTGGAGTTCGTCATGTATAAACGCTAGTTGGCTACAGCAAAATGGATTTTCATGGGCTAAAACCATCCATCGCTTCGCAACAACGCCTGCTCCCGATTGTAATAAGTAGTTGAGTGCTTTATGCGGCGAATCAAGGATGATCTTGCGTCCGTCAATCGACTTGATATAGCCACGATTACTCGCACCTTTAATCGCATCAAGTAAATCAGAAAGTCCAGGAATTGCACTAACAAACGCTGCTCTAATTTCAGCGCCTTTTTGTTTAGCGTGGGTGGTTGTAAGCTGCTTATCATAAGTTAGGCCTAATTTAACATCGCCTCCGCCATAGATGAAGCAATAGGAAATACCTTTGACGGTCTTCCTATCTACTCCTATGGCATCAGCATTAACTTGGTGAATGTCACCGTTGAGGAGGATTTCTCCGTATCTTCCACCGTCGTAACGGGCAAGATAGTGACTAAGCATCCGAAGCTCAATGCCAGCAAGATCAGCGCCGACCATAAGCTGACCCGGAGTTGCCATAAATAAGGATCTGACTGATTCGTCACTAGGTACTTGGGATAAATTTGGTGATCGGTGGGCTGCTCTATGAGTCGCAGTAGCTACGGAACAGTGATGATGAATACGTTTAGCACTCGTACATAGCTTCAGCCATGCGTTGGCGCCTTCCGATATCATCCCAAGGAGCTTCGTAATCTCCAAGATCCTCAAGAACTGTAGGGAAAGCCCAGTTCCATGGCTCTTCAAAATCGGCTCGTCGATCTTCGTTTTCCCAGAAGTCGATGTAGTCGAATGACTCTCGAAGTTGTCGTAGTTCGTCAGGATCCATGCTATATGATCTCTAGATGCAGGGTTAAATTCTTTTAGTCTTTGAAATGTAGCTCCTTCCACATATCCTGAAGTTCGGTTATTTCGTCTCGGAGTAAATTCTGCTCCTGGGACGTAAGGGAACCTTGCCTGAAGTACTTGAGTAAGATCGAGAAGCTCTCGTCTGAGAGATAGCTCAAGTTCTCGCCCACATCGCTCAGAGAAATACCATCCATGAATCTCCTGTTCTGTAAGTATCTGCGCGACCTGATGTTCTAGCGTGACCCATTCAGGTAAGGCTGGAAGTGATCGCATAATTTGGTGGTAACAGTAACGTCTTGTGCACAGTAATCTTCCATTTCTTGTGACCATTCTTTCCAATCTGTGCTCTTGGAAAATGATCCTTTGTACTCACCTACTCGATATCCATATGCCTCCAAGGAGTGGCGGCCATACAGCTGCAAAGGCATATGCTTCCAGTTATGCTTCTTGTCTATTTCAAGAAGGTTGGGATGGTATAGACGGCTAAGCAATAAAGTATCGACAACGGTACCAGTAGGCTCAAAGAAGCCATAGAACTTCTTGATAACTGGAATGTCGTAATTGATGACATTATGGCCGGATATACAATCCGCACCTTCCAAGCGCGTGACAGCAGAGGAAATCGGTTCATGATTTCCCTTGTCGTTATATCGAATCGTTGATTGATCTTCCGTATCATGAATGACGACGCAGTGGATTGTGGAAACATCACGGTATAAACCATCCGTTTCGATATCGAAGATGAGCATTAGTATTTAGAGCCTTCACTTGGGTTGTAAGGTTCTGCAAGAATGTTTTCGAGTTTAGAATCAAACTCACTAGTATCAATAATGTTTGGACTACAGCCGATGAGCAGCGTCATAAGCACTGTCAAGCTGAGTAGTAACTTGTTCATGGTGAATCTGTTTCTTGTGTTTCTTTAACTTACGGACTTCTTCCTTGATTTCTTTGTACGCAGTCTTAGTAGGTAGCTTGCCTCCCATTTCCATGGAGACAATGATGTCTATCCGTTTCATGAATAGCTGCAGTGCATCTTCTAAATTCATTTACGTACCCATACAAATGTTTTATCCCTAAACCGTGCACGCTTGACGGCTTGTGGTGATGGTGGTGTTGGCCGGTTCAGACGTTCTTCGTAAGTTAGAAACTTCTCGCCCCAACCTGCACGCTCACCATTAGGATCAAAAATCGGTTGTTGGATCGAACTCTTCTTCAGCTTCATTTTCAATAAATTGACATTTACTTAGGTCATATGAGAGGCGGCACGCGATGCCTGTTTCGCCTGAATATCTATTTTTAAGGACTCGCACAGTTGTATCAGCGTGTTCAGATCCGTCCTGTTGATTTCGCTCCAATGCGATGACTGAATCTGAGAGCTGAGCAATTGCAGCTGATCCACGTAACTGTCCCAACGTGACACGTGCTCCCTCCTCGTGGTTCTGATCTGTTTGTGTACGCCTTAGGTGAGAGACAAGAAACAAAGCGATGCCTGTGCGCTCAGTAAGAGCACGCAAGCGAGTCATCGTCTTATCAATTGTCTTTCTCTCATCACCATCCAATCCACTCAGCAGAATGGAGAGGTGATCGAGGAATACAATCTTTGTATCTAGCCCGCAAGCAAGATATTCAATTCGGTTGTAGATAACATCGGGATCGTAAGAACCGAAGCCATCAAAAAGAAAGAGATTCCACTTAGCAAGAGTGTTGTTATATGCTTCGGTGAGATCAGATCGTTCATGAGTTCCTAGGTGGTAAGGGTGTCCGAGGTGTGCGGCCATGAGTCCGAGAGCCGTACGATGGTTGGATTCTTCAAGCGCCACGTAACCAACTGATTCTCCGAGACTGAGAAGATGAGTTGCGAGTTGACGGCAAAAGGAAGATTTCCCGATCCCGCTTCCAGCAGTAATCGTTGTAAGCTCTCCATACCTGATCCCGTGAAGCTTTCTGTTGAGTCCTGAAAATGGATATTCATGATCAGCAGGTGGTGTGGGTTGTGTAACTAAACTGAGTAGTGTCTTGGCATCAACGATCCCATCTGGTCTGTAATCTTTTGCATCCCAAATAGCTCGGCTGATAGCCTCGATATCGTTAGCCTGTAAAGCCTCTGAGGCATCCTTATACGCCTCCATACGGGCGATTCGCACCTTTCCAGGTGGTAGGACTGCGGCAGCCTCTTCGGCAGCCTTCTGACCGGGCTCATCGTTATCGAAAAAGAGGATGATTTCCTCGTAGCCCTGTAGAAGTTCTAGGTTGTTTTGAACAGCTTTCTTGGCAGACGCAGCACCCGAAGGGAGACTAACAACAGGCCACGTGGGTTGAACCTGTGAGTAGGAAGCGGCATCGAGCTCACCTTCTGTGATGACGATTCGTTTTCCTGTACTAGGCCATAGATGCTGGCCGAAAAAGCTTCCATCGGATTCTCCTTCATACCAAAAAGTTTTGTCCTTTGACTTGACCTTGCATCCCAGCAAGGCACCATCTTTCGAGTGGTAGTAGTGACGGAGCGTGTCTCCATCCCTATAGATCTTGTACTTTTGACAAGTCTTTTCCGAGAGACCACGCTTAGGTAGTTTGCGTGCCTCTCCTATGAGTGCTATGTGAGCAGTCACTCTTGGTTGTTCTCCTTCGGGTGGGAAATATGTGTGACAGGAGAAGCAATAGGCATGATCTGTATAGATACTCTTGGCATCAGATGAGCCACATTGATCACAGGGCTCATGCCTAAGGAACTCGCTTATGTCAGCCACTCCACGGGAATTTCCGTGAATGTTGTCCATGGGATTTCGTGGCGTTCGCAGAATTTTGCGTAAGTAGTCTTAGATTTTTTGCTTATTGTGTTATATGGAGATTGGAAGACCATCCTGATATCAAGCTCAGGATTAGCCTTCTTTACTGCAAGCATCTTGCGCCTACTCTCTGGATCCCAATAGCCCTTTGCCTCTAGGTAGATACCATTAGCAAGGCAGAAGTCAGGCGTGTAATTATGTTGGATTACATAGGGAACCTTTGTAGACTCATACTCATAGATAACTCCAAGTGTTTCGAAGAGCTCAGCAATCCGCGCTTCGAGCTTGGATCTGAACTTCATCAGTCATCCAGTTGTTTCTCAATGATGGCTTCAACAACCTCAGTTACTGCTCGCTGCATCTCATATTTGAAGTCATTCTTGTCAGCCTTATAGCGGGTGACACAAATAGGAGGCAGCTGCACATCCAAGGTTGCCTTATAGACACCAGTTACTTCGTCTTTAGCGACGGTGTATTGAAAATCAGAAGTCATCATCATTCTCCAAGCTGCTAGGTGCTGCATCGACATTGGGTTCAGCAGCTTTGTATCCTTTGGTAGAACCAAACATTGCTGCTACATCTTCGATAGACAGGTCACCACTATCGACACCAGCCTCAGTATTGAGGGAGATGACTTGCACACCTGCAAGTTTGAGAGATGTACCGTAAGTAACACCATCCTTCAGGATGTAGGGCTTCTGATAGAGAGCCAGCTTTACGGTTGCACCAGAGTACAGAGGAGTGCTCTCATCAGTGACAGGAGTACCCACTGTGTCTACAACACCAGGGCGATCACTCTCATTCCAAGAGAACTTGACTTTATACTTACCTTCACTAACTTCTTCCCAAGGCTCAGGCTTGAGAAGACTACGCTTAGGATTTTTCAGTTTCGATTCAGCCCACTTCAGGGACTCAACTCGATCAGCCTCCAAGTTATCGACCATTGCTTGATCGACAATTGCAGACAAGGAATAGCCATACTTAGAGGGCTTCATCACAGCTTGGAATCCATCAAGGAGAACAGGCTGTTCAGTTTTAAAAATGTTTCGTGCCATTAACAAAAGAAATAGGTGGAGTCAATCACGGATTCTGGATTCAGATCTCCGATGATCGGTGGTTCTGAGACAGCACCAATCTGTGCTGCCCACTCTTTTAAGTATTCGCGTTTAGCGAAGATATCAACGTATGCTTCTCGAACAACTTTCGATAGGTTATCCATGTCAGTAGCACGGCATATAACCGAATCGTGTATGACGGCCAGCGGATATTGAAAGCTTGTTGCAGCCAGTGCGAGGATTGAGGCATCTAGTGAATGGATAAGATTGGGAGCTGTAGCGTTCTTATGGTGTTTGATATCAACTTCATCGCTATCTTCGGTTGCTACGCTTAGATCCTTACGCCCAAGAAGATGGAGAGATATACGCTCAATCTCCTTCTTATTAAACTTCTGATGTACGACAAACCCAGATGGTGTTACCCACTCTAGGAACTCTTTACCAGACTTAATCGCTTGAGCTACCTCTTTCTCGATCCATTTCATTACTGCCATTGGTCCTGGTACGACCACTTCCATGGCATCACGTACCGCTTTAACAGTATTTGATAGATCTTCTTTCTCAATCTCTACATCTTTCTCTTTCAAGGCTTCACGTATGTAGCCACGATTCGAGAAAGGTTTAGCGTTATAAGGAACCGTCATCACTGTCCTTTTGGTGGTCTTCCTGTCCATATGTGGACGGATTACCTCTGGACAGTTTGGTTTAGCTTCTTCAGCTACAACCTTATAGGCATCTTGCGGGCGATCACTTGGTAGAACATTAACGAGCTTTGCTGTGTTTCGATCCTTGGCGAGGCCGGCGAGGATTTGAAGTCCTGAGCAACTTGCGTCTGTCGCAATAAAGCTTCTAGTCCAATCACGATCTCTAGCAATTATGCAATGATAGTATTCATTACACGCACACATGAACTGCCAAGGTTCATCAGCAGATTCCCAGTCAGGAAGAAATCGTAACGGATCTTTTCCAACATTCTCGATCAGCTGCCTGTTATCAATAACCCACTGCTGTCGCTCATCCCAGCTATCCTTGTCGCGTCCATAGGTAGTAGCGACCTGAAAAGCTAGCCATTTTTCGCATTCATCTGTTAGGTAAGCAGCATCAGCGAACTGAAGCAAACTCTTGCCAAAGTCAGTATCTTGCGGTGTTAGGAATGCAGGGATTGGGTAAATCCGCCCACGGTAATCAAACGACCATGGGATATAGAACCGTTCCCGATTCTTAAATCTCTCTACTGCTTCCATAGTCATCCTGGTTCTACAGGATTTCTTGAAAGACTGTGCATTCCTATTCATCACCTCAGCTGCTGCTCTCCTGTATGCCTTGCGAGAATCAAAGTTCTCTGCAATGTCAACAGGTTTAGGCGGCAGCGGATAGTCGATGATTGGGAGAAACTTGCCGACTGAGATACCTCGTTCTTGAAGCTCCTCAGCTACCGAAACCACGATGGGATTCAGACGGTACGCCACCTTTTGAAGTTCGTTCAGAAAGGACAGCGGTGTTTCTCCCTGTATAAGGCCCACACCACGCCGAACCAAGTCGTGGCCTCGCATTACCTCGTTTAGCAGGTACCCACCGGCACGCTCATTGGTCCAGTCATTTGGCTCAATCAGCATTGGCCAAGCAAGCGGAGCAAATAACTCAGCGTTGTACATCAGCTGATCTTTCACAGCCATAAACTCAGGCGTGGCGACTATGTAGTTCTTAGTTTTCCGTCCTTCACGTGTTAGCTCTACCGTAAACCAATGTGTAACCTCAATAATACAATCTAATAACCAGCCACCTAGTCGTATTCGATTTGGTTGGCCCCAAGATTTCCACTCCTCAACTCCATAGCGATTCATCAGTGTTTTAATCACTGTGAGCTTCTGAGCAGTGCCTTGTGAGTTATGGCTGTAGTTCTTGATAATTGTGTTCAACAAGCCAGGCGCTGTTCTTTCGTAGTGCCGCATTTGGCACTCATCCTCAATCGCATGGCCAATAGCAGCCGTTACATTTTGAATCGTGTTGCTTTCATCTTTAACAGAGAACACCTTGTCAAAGGTCACCTTCGAAGCAATACAGGCTGCTGCTTCAGGTTCCATGTCAGCTAAGTATTGACGAATCTCCTTGAACGCTGCACCTGTCTGCCCTTTCTTGATTCTTAGGTTGGTGTCCTTAATTCTTTCGACCAGCTTGGGAATGAGAACATCAATGCTGGCGATGCCATACACGGAAGCCGAGGCATAGCTCTTTTCTTCAAGCGCCTTGGTGTTGTCTTTCAGTTTCTTGATGCCTTGAGCGATGGCATCACGTTCCAGTTGAACCTGTTCCTTGATCTGGTCAGGTGTTGCCAAATAGGTAGACCTCGCAGTTGTAATTGTTTACAAAGACGCACACGATTTTTCTTTTTAATGTGTACGTTAGTGGATCCGTTGGTATGAAAGGAAGGTCAAGGATTTCTCCCTGACCTATCCGTCTGTGCACGTGAGATCAGCGCGTCCCTCAAACGTGCGTGTCTACCAATTCCACCACATCCGCTGGTGTTTCAGCGAGACACGTGAGTCAAATCTCACGGCGCTGGTGGAAAAATGGTATCTCATCAGGTCACTCGTTCCACTCGTTTTCGAGGAGGCTTGACAAATCAGCGATCATCTGATGCTGCACGTTGCTGTAGGCAACCATGTAGCGCTCAGTAACAGCGATTGAAGAGTGAGCCATGATGCGGCAAATATCAACAGCTGCGTAACCCAACTTAGCTAGTACAGAGACGAAACAATTGCGCAGGACGTGAAGCGGATAACGCTTCTCACCTCCGAAAGCTAGGTCTCGTACATCCCGGAATACCCGTGCGTTTTGATCACGGTTAAGCCAATCGTTGCCAAAGATGTATTCATCATCAGGCATGTCCCTGCACCTTTCTTCAAGGATAGGAAGCACGAGCTTGCGCTCAATTGGCAGCATCCGGTATTGCTTTGGCTTGGGTTGCCAGACTTGTAGGTTGCCGGAATCCCACAACACGTCGCCGCATCGTAACGCTAATAATTCACCTTGCCTGCATCCTGTGAATGCAGAAGCTTTGATGAAATCAGCCATGTCATTCCACATAGGGAATCGATGGGCTTTAGCTGTCTTGACCATCCTGAGCGCATCAGCAACCGTATAGGTCACCAGGCGCCCTTTGGTTTCAGGCAGCTTGTTGTGGGAAAGATACCAAGGCCCTTTGCTTATCTGCTTACGTTTGTAGCAGTAATTAAGGACGGCCTGGCTAGTAGCGATGACACGATTGCAAGTTCCATTTTGCTTGCCTCGTTTCTTCATCTCCGAGATGATCTGTTGCATAACACCGTCATCGATGCATTCAACAGGGAAGCGTGGGCTCATGATTTCCATGAACCATTTGGTATCTGAGTGACACCAAATCTTCTTGCCTTGATGAGGAATCCAAACAGGATTGTTCTCATACATGTACCTAACGCATTGTTGGTACGTTTGTAGTTCAGTCATAGAGGATTGAGCGAAGTTGCTTAACAACACGCTGACCGCGATCGGTCAGGTTCAATACAGCTCTGCGGCGGTTGGTTGGATCTTGCTCTTTCTGGATCAGTTCAAGTCCGGGCTTGCCTAATCGATGGTGTTTGCCAAGCCAGTCAGTGTTACGTGATCCAGATGCAGCGGATATATCCAGGTATTCCTCCATCGCTTGCTTGTGGCAGTTCTTATGTGATGCCACATACAAGAAACAAGAGGTGACCTGAGCTGGCATTTCTCTATCGAGAATCCTCAGCAGATCCATTGCTTTGAGCAGTCGTTCCATCTGCGCATCGGTACATTGAGAGCGGAGTGGATCCATGATCAGATGGTGGACAAGACCATTCTACTTGGAATTTACCTATGTGGATAGATACATTAAAGAAACTAATGGTATCCCAACCCATATAGAAGTCGTTGAAGTAGATGAAGGTCAAAGGTCATTGTTCGAATGGACAAGGAAAATTCTCTAACGGAATGTTTTCCGCATCAAGGAGTGTTGCAATGTGGTCATCTGTTTTTGCGCATCCGTGTATGTACATCTTTGTGCATTTGTGCATGTACTCACTCATC